TTTTTCTTTTGCGAAAATTCCAAAAGGGGGCAAAAAGGGGGCAGACTATAAAATTTTCAATTCTTTCAACTGCTCATTTCGTTTGCTTTCCAACTTCTGCGTAACGTGTAAATAAATTTCTCTTGTGACCTTACTGTCATTATGTCCAAGTCTTTTTGAGATGCTGTCGATATCAATTCCCTGTTCCATAAGCAGACTTGCGTGTGTATGTCTTAGCGTGTGTGGTGTGATGCTTCTACCGATAGTTTTCATGGAATTTTCCTTGAGGTATTTGTTGTAAGCGAAGTGGTCAATGTGCTCACGAACTGTACCAGTGAACAATAGGTTGCTAAACTGTATCACATTGTCGTTCTGAGCCATTCTCAGTGCCTTTCTACAGACTTTTGCCAGTTCGTCTTGAATATATACGTCTCGGATAGAAAAGTCCGTCTTTGGGGTTGTTACGATGTCATTGTTGACATCATAGGTTTTCGTGACATGGATCACACGCTTTCTCAAATCAACATCCGATTTCTCAAGCGCAGCAGCTTCACCGAATCGAAGACCAGACAGGACGAGGAATTCTGTTAGCACTTTCCATTTTTCCACTTTCATCTCATCAAGCAACAATTCCACTTCGCTGGACTCAAGAAATTTGTCTTCAATCTTCTTACGGTGAGAAACATCTTTAAACCGTTCAATCTTGTTGAGATAGGAGATATCTTCAATGTAATCATTACGGTATCCCCATCTCAGCAGAGCCTTGAGCCTTACTATCCATTCGTTGAGCGTTCCAGGAGCTCTGCCAGTAGCGAGAAAACGTTCTCTGATATATCCCGCATTTAACTTCGATACAATGGTAGATGGTCCGAGAATCTTTGCAATAGACTTACACGCTCCGCAGTTCCTGATGTACGTAGATTGCTTGACTGTCCTCAGCTGTTCAGTATTGTATAGCTCTGTGAGTTCTTTCAAGGTTAGGTCTTTCTTCTGCGTTGATGCTGTCTTTAATTCCTGATCAATGCGCTCTTGGAGCGCAGCAGCTGCCAACTTGCGATTCTTTGCAGTATTCTTTGGCATGGAAATTGAGACTCGTTTGACTTTTCCTGTCATTGGGTCGGTGTAGCGTTCAACAAATTTGAATCCGGTTTTTCTTTCTTCTACCCACATAATCATCTTCCTTTCTGTTTTTGAGTATAAAAATAACAGCCAGCGAGGAACAAGTGTTCCGCTTGCAGACTGTTTCCGAAGATGATACAATATTCATTGGTCGTTGAATGATGTATTTCTTCGGAAATCATTATTCGTCTCCCGGTGTTGGTAGCACCGGGATTTTTTAGTTATATTATTATTTCATCTGCATTTTCTGCATTAATGCTTCTTGAAGCACCTGAGAGAAATTAAGTCCCATAGCAGAAGCAGATTCATTTAACCATTCTGGAATGGTAAGAGTTTTTTTGACAGCTTTGTTGTTATACATCTTACGATAAGCCATTGTATCGCAAGCAATATAATTAATAAAGTCGTTATCAGAAAGTGTAATTTCTGATGGAGCAGAAGGAGCAGGAATTTTGCGTCCGTCCTTTTCGTATCCGTAAAGAACTAGAGCGAGTGCGTCTTCTGCCATTTCAATACCGTCTTCCAGTGAATCCCCACAAGTGTAACAACCTTCCAAGTCAGGAAAATTAATCGAAAAACTTCCATCATCTTCAGGGGTAAAAATTGCGGGATAAGCATATTTTGCCATAACAATTCTCCTTTCAAATATATAATATATAAGACTGGAAAAGAAGGGGACTATTTAAGTCCCACATCTTTCAGAATGTTGTTGAGAGTTCCTGTTGGAATTTCTGCTTTGTGTCTTGGAACTGCGAATTGCTTTCCAGTTATAGGACTGTACCAAATATCATGCCGGCTACCATTCCGAATCAATTCGCATTTCGCTTTCTTTAGCATTTTTAATAATTCCTGTGTTTTCATTATATCTCCTTTCTATGATATTATTATAACACGTGCTGACACGTATGTCAATAAAAAGAAGTGTAAACACGTATAAAATAAACAGAGATACTTTGATAAATTTTTCATATCATTTGAATGAGAGTGATGTTTTGGCGAAGGGGCGGTTTTTGTAAATATTTTTTATTCTAAATGCTGTCTCATTTTTTGACTGATACGATATTGTTCAGCATCAGGAACATCAATAAATTCTACAGTTTTATCGAAGTTCTTTTTAATTACTTCTTTAATTTCATCAAGTGTGACATTGAAAAATTCTCTTCTTGTATTTACCATGTTTAATTTTCGATCTTCAAAAGCTCTATGTAATGCTGCTTCAAGAGCTGGAGCGTCATCAGAAAAAATCATAGCGTGTACATCAAAATTGAACGGAACAGAAGCATCCCCTAATTCGTCAACTCGATCTTGAGGATCTAGGCGACGAGTCATTCCGATTTTATACACATCAGGACCGAAAGCACCAATATTGGAAATAACATATACATATCCGGCACGTTGATTAGCTTCTCTGTAATCAATATCTTTCATTGCTTTATCAATATCATTTAATTGAGATTCCAAATCCATTTTTTTGTCGAGTAAGTCCTTATTTTCAGGATCTGCCTGTAATTGAACAAGTAGATGATCATATGCTGTTTGATAATGGGTTTGTTCCTTTTCAATCTTTTTTCGTTGTGCTTCAATTTCCTTTTGCAATCTAGCAGCTTCTCTTAATTCCGCACGAGCAGCTTTTTGAGCCTCTTTTTCTTGCTGTTTCTTTTGCTGATATTCAAAGGAAAGACGGAGTTCTTCAACCTTTAAATTCAAATATGCAGGTGTTATAGAAATATTCATAATAACCCCTAATTTAGAAATTGTTTCAGCGGATTTATAGATGCGATTCAAAGAGGCATCATAGTTGGTGTATTTTACTTTCCCAATAAGCTCATCACATTCGGTGTTAAATGCACGGAGCAATAATTTTTGAGTATCATTAACCATTTTTTTGCCTTGCGAGGAGCTTCCGTTAACTTGCCAATTTGTATCACCGGATACTGCCGTTTTACTTTTTATAAGAGCCTTTTGTTTTGCTCGTATTTCTGCAAGACGATCTTTGTAATCGAGAGCATTGGCAAAATTGTAGTGAGGGCGGTATAATCCAAATTCTTGAACGAGAATTTCATCATCTAAATCGACTATTTGATTTTCCCGGTTTTTAATTTCTGAATCTAATTTTTCAATATTAAGCTTGTGAAGTGATATATCTCTTGCAAGCTCTTCGAGGTTTGATTCCAAAACAGATTTGTCCGAATTTAATTTGTTGATTAAATTATGTAAAGACTGTGCGTTTTGCATTTCAGGAGTGAATAAAGATTGTGCATGATCTAATTCACTTTGAAGACGGAAATTTTCCTGTTTGAGTGATTCGATTTCGGCTTTAAATTGTCCAGTTTTAAAAATATCCCCTATACCCATTTGTTTTCTCCTTTGTTAATAAGAACCGTTCTTTATGAATAACACCACTTATTCATTTATATAATCCCGCTAGGGGTTATATCATTTCTGTAACTGTCAGATAAGGAACAAAGTAAATAACATAGTTATCTACAGTAGTACAGATCCCATATTTACTCTGATAGCAGTTAATGCATTCTTGCAGGTATTCTTCTGTAACATCTAAATAGTCTGCAATTTCATATTGGTTTTGACATCCGGCATTAAACGCCCGGACAATCCCCATGAGTCCGATTAATTTATTGTATCCCCACAAACGAGCCTGTCGTTCTTGCTTGCGGTTTTGTACGGAATTTGTATTTATAATATCACCAACGGATGTGTGGTGATGTCCAAGCTCTTCAGCCAGTGTGCAGGTTTTCTGAATTGTATTCATATCTTTTTTGATTGCTACAGTACCATCACAGTACAATCCTTTTATCCGGTCACTGTGAAATGTATAATCTATAACATTTATACTGTCCCTGCAGGCTTCGTCTTGTAAACATTCGTATGTGTTCATATGCATAACACCTCCCACTACAGCATATCAGCTTATCTGTCCAATAAAAATGTCTTATTTTCTTCTGTTCTTTACAAATGCAGCGAAGTTTTTGATTTCTTCCATTTCATCTTCTGTGTATTCATCACCGTCAAAGTGGGCGGCAAGAGTGGTTGGTTCAGCTTCAAGTCCGAGTAACATATCGGCAGAAACATTTAATGCAGATGCTATTTTTTTAATCGTATCTACATTTGGCTCGCGTTTTCCGCTTTCATATAGAGAATATGTTGATTTTGCAACACCTATATTTTCTGAAAGATCTTTCTGAGATAGCCCAGATTTTAGTCTTGCTTCTTTTAAATTTTCATTGAAGTGCTCACCCATATTTTAGTACCTCCTGTTAATTAAGATTATAGTTGCGTATTGAAAAAGTGTCAATAAAAAAGTTTGCAAAATGAAAAGAAAACTATTGACAAGTTTGCAATAAGCAATTATAGTATAATTAAAGTTTGCGAAATGCAAATTTTGAAACGCGGACTGCATTGGAGCGAGGTTGACAGTTACTGGAACACTACAGTTCCTTTTCTAAATGGGCTGACATTGTGGAGAGGTCATTACCAGTGTAAGTAAAATACAGAAGTTTATATCCGAACTTTTCATATTTTCGGAGAAGCTCAGTCCTATTTTGGGATTGAGTTAGGGCAAAGAGGCGATTTGCAGTCCGCAACCAATATTATAGCAGAAGGGAGCGAAGAGGAATTGTTTAAAAATTTAGATGCTGAGCAGGCAAGACATTCTTACACAAATCAGCGAATGGCAGATATGGTCGGAATTTCAAGAGTATCTTATGAGAATAAGAAAAAAAATGGGAAATTCACTGCACTCGAAGCGAAGAAAATGTGCAAGATATTCAAGGTGAAATTTGATTATCTGTTTGCAACAGATGAAGATGAAGCGAGGTGAGGAAGATGCAGGAATATATCATAGCATTGCAGGGAATCAGTTATTCTGACTGGGTTAAGTTAAAAGCAGGAATAGACAGAACTTTTGAAATGCAAAAACGCGAATTTGAGAAAAATCTCAAACTCGCTAATACGGATCATGTGAAGAAAATCATCCATTCACAATTTGAATAAACATTGGATTAATTCTCCAGTCGTTTCCCTTGTAATAAACATGAACGTAGTCAAGACCGTAAAAACTGTGTTCAAGTTCTTTATCCTTATTACAAGGAGAATAAATGGGAGCACCCTCTTCCCACCAGCAGTAAGGCGATTTACTATATTCACTGATTTTGCTGTCGGGATCATCATTGAGGCATACCCAGTTGCCAGCAAGGCAAGCATATATTTTCTTCATAAAAATCTCCTTTCTTTCATACTCGGCATGGCAGTGCCTGTAAGAAAAGTATAGGGGAACGGAAAGGATAATTCAATGCCAGGATATAATTTCAACCATTTTACAGGGAAGAAGTAGTGAGGTGATACAGAATGCCAATGACAAAAGCACAAGCCATTGCGGAATTGGAACATATCTATGAAATCCTCCCATTGATAGCAGAAGCAGTCAAAGAAGAGAAGAAACCCATCAACCAGTATGGCAAGACTTCCTATTTCCGTGATATGTACGGTCAGTCAATGGGAACTGTGAAGAACAGGAAAGAGGGAATCCGGAGAGAAATCAGGTCCGGGAGATATCCGGAAAGTGCATTAATTGAAAGGTTTATTGATAAGGCGGTGTATGCAGACTATAACCGGTTCTTCAAGTACTTGGAGGGAGCGGGACGAAAATACGTTCCTGCTTATGATCCACTGGAGGCAATGGTGCTTGTAAGGAAAATGGAGGGAGAGGCGAGTGAGCAGTCCGTGTAGGAAGTGCAGAAAAATCAGATACTGCATGGAACGACACAGAGGTATCTGCACATCATTTGAAGGAGGTGAGAAACGTGGAGCAGTTAAAGGTAATTCAGATCAGGAAGAGAAAGCCCAAAGAAGTGGCTCAAAATCATGAGCAGGATATGTATGACAAGGCTGTTGAGCGAGCCTTTTGGTTCGTGATCGGCTTTTCAGTGGCATTAATGGTCTGCTGTGTGGCTTTCGGGAAGACATTTTATATATGAAAAAAAGTGCCGTAACGAGGCGGCAACCTCTCAGGCACTTAGAAAATTAACCAACATAATAATAACAAATTGAGGAGGATATGGCAATGGCAGAAAATGACAAGATTTACGTTGACGCAGAAGAATACGCCCGTCTGTGCCGACAGGACGGGAAAATGGATTCACTGATCGCTTTCATGAGACAGGAAGACAAAAATTGCACGTCCACGTATTCGGACAGAGAAGTTATAAAAGTAATCATCGGAATGTACGACGAATAAGGAAGGGATGGAGAGAGAAATGGCAACATTGTATAAATTAACAGAGGAATATTTGGAGCTTTTAGATCTGCTTGAGGATGATTCTGTGGATCAGGAAGTAGTAAACGATACCCTGGAGGGTGTCGGTGGTGAAATTGAAGTGAAAGCAGATAATTGTGCAAAGCTTATTCAGGAGCTGAAAGGATCAGCCAGCACCCTCGATGCAGAAATTGACCGCCTGAAAAAGAGGAGGGATGCACTCGTAAGCAATGCACAGAACCTTAAAAAGTACGTCGAATCTGCGATGATCGCAACCGGAAAGAAGAAATTCAAGACGGACCTGTTCGGGTTTAACATTCAGAAAAACCCACCGAGCGTAGTGATTGACCGGGAGGAAGATATTCCGGAAGAGTACTGGATCGCACAGCAGCCGAAGCTGGATAAGGCTGCTCTTAAAAAATGGCTTAAGGATAACAAAGCAGATTTTGCTCACCTGGAACAGGGCGAGAGCTTAAGAATCAGATAGGAGGATAAATGATGAAGGACGATGGAAAGATACATATTTCGGGCAAGAAGATTGCACCAAATGAACAGGGAGTAGTCCGACTCTCACAGGAAGCAACGGAGATACTGGCAGATATTGCGAACGAGAGTGACTGGCCGTTTAAGCGGATTGTAAGCGAGATTATCGTCCAGTCTATTCGCAGGGATCTGATTACATTTGATAGATAAGGAGAAGAAAAATATGTCAAAAGTTATTTGTATTGCGGGAGAATCAGGATCCGGAAAAACAACATCCATGAGAAATCTGGATCCAAAGACTACATATTATATCGACGCTGACGGGAAAGGACTTTCATGGAAGGGGTGGCGAAAGCAATACAGCAAAGAAAATAAGAATTATTTTGCGTGTGATGATGCAACCATCGTTCGCCAGTACATCAAGCGTATTGCGGAAGCCTGCCCGAGTGTAAGGGTGATTGTGGTTGATACGATCAACGGCCTTATGGTTGCGGATGAGATGCGTCGGAGCAAAGAAAAGGGATATGACAAGTGGGTGGATCTTGCAGCGTGTGTGTGGGATCTCGTGTGCGAGTGCTATACATACAGGGATGCGGGATATATTGATCCGTTACGGATTGCAGCCAAACAGGAAAGGGTTTATCCACTGTCCATTCCATCAGGGCGACCGGGACGCATCCATGAAGATTTATGATCGGGATTTCCACTGCTTCGCCTGCGGAGCCCACGGGGATATCTTTTCGTTTGTCATGCAGATGGAGTGTTGTAGTTTTAAAGATGCATTCTATCTGCTTGGCGGTGAATATGAGAAGCCTACGTTTCAGTCAAAGCTGGTCCGGTACCGTTCGGATCGGCAAAAAAAAATGAGGGACAAACAACAGCGGAGGGAAAAGGACAGGAGGTCGCTGAACAATCTCCTGATTGATGTTTACCGGGACTGGTGGAAAAGGTCAGAGCCTTTTTCTGATGCTTGGGCCGATTGCTACAACAAATTACAATATCAGCTGTATCTGCACGATGAATATGAAAAGGAGGCGGACAGGCCATTAGATGAAAAAGTTAAGTGAATACGATAAAAAAAGCATCCTCGCAGAAGAAGTTTTTACAGAAATCTTTGAGCAGGAAGATGAGATTAAAAAGGCACAGATGCTGCTTTCTTTTCAGGACAGAGCGAAGGAACTGGGCGTAAAACAGGGATTCGACACGATGTTAAAAGCTTACAGAAAAGTCGAGCAGGAAATGAACAAGAAGAGACGGAGTAGTAATGCTTTGAGCAACTGGACGGATTTTACCGGAAAATACGAGGCAATGAAATGTGGGTCATGGCTGGCGGCAGATGACGGCATAAGGACATTCAATAAGGATTATGATAATGAGGTCATTGTCTGCTATCATCCAGTCCTCCCGATTGGACGCTTATTTTATTTTGAAAAATGAGGTGAGAGAGTGTGGATAAAAGATGTGATCGACAAGATCAGAAAAGGAGTGAAAGCGGGCATGATTGCAGTAAAGGAAAGTAATGCACTGACGGATGCGAGAGTTGTCCGTCTGATATCAGAATTTGAAGCATCCCCGGAGCGAGAGTGGATGATGACCGGAGAGCGGTATTATCAGGTAGATAATGATATTCTGAGTCGGAAAATTACTCACAAGGATAGCAGGGGAAATGTAATCGAGGAAAGCTACAAGGCGAACAATAAGCTGGCTCACGGAAAATATAAAAATCAGGTGGATGAAAAAATTGCGTATCTGCTGTCGAAACCGGTCACTTTCAAAGCGGACACGTCAGATAATGACAGCCGGTATATCGAAAGACTCAAAGATTTACTGGGAAAGAATTTCCAATATCAGCTTTCATTGTTGGGATATGAAGCATCAAATAAGGGGATCGCCTGGTTGCATGTGTACATTGACAGGAATGGACAGCTAAAGACGCTGGTGATTCCTTCAGAGCAGTGCATTCCTCTATGGAAAGACAGGACGCATACGGAACTGGATACGCTGATCAGAGTATATCGGACTTCGGTATGGGAGTATGATCAACGGAAGACTGTAACCAACGTAGAAGTGTGGACTGCCGATTCTGTGACATATTACCGTCTGCAAGGGCAGATGCTTATATTGGATGCGGACAAAATGACAGACAATGGAGGACCGGTGGCTCATTACAAAGCCGGGAATCTATGCACTTGTAAAAAATGCAGACACGATGACTGCCGAAGAAGTGGCAGCACAGTTTGCAGAAATGGAAAAGAAATAAGGAAGGATGATGAATTATGTCAGTACAGAACTTTAAACCGACACTTTGGGAGGGGGCTCTCCTCCATAACTTTCACAGCGTATCAACAGCAGATGCTGTATGCGTGAAGCCGTCAGAAATCAACGGAAATAAGGTTATTTTTAACCGTGTAGGAGCTGGAACTATTAAGGACTACGAAGGAACAATCGAATGGGATGATATCAATACGACACCGATTGAGATGACTTTTGATAAGAAGAAATATTTTGCCTTTTCACTGGATGACTGCGATAAGGCACAGACGAAAGCTGATGTGATGTCTGCAACTACCGCAGAGCATTCCGCATTGCTGGCAGAAACGTATGATAAGGATTTTTACACAACACTTTCTGGAAATGTAAAAGCAAGCCATAAAATTGGATCCGCATCTTCCAAAAAGAAAGTAACACAGGTATCCATTTATGATTACATTGTAGATCTTGGAACGATTCTGAGTAAGGCGAAAGTTCCAAAAACAGAACGATACGTCACTGTTGATGCGGAGATCCTTGGATTGCTGAGCAAAGATAAGCGTTTTACGGATAACCCGCAGGTGCTTGTGAATGGAGTGGTAAATGGGCAGGTCATTAATGGAATGCAGGTGGTTTGCACGGAAGAAAAGCCAGCCGGTATCGTAATTGCTCATCACAAATCTGCAATCGGAGCCGCAAAGCAGCTCGATAAGATGGAAGCAATGAGACTGCAGAGTGCCTTTGCTGATGGTGTAAGAGGTCTGTGTATGTACGGATCAAAGATTCTGCGGGATGACGGAATCGCAGTGCTTTATTATGAAATTGGTACAGCGGCAGACATTGATCCGATTAATGTAAAAGTGGCTAATACGGAATCAGATCCGGTACATACGAAAACGGTAACCGGTTAAGCCAAAAAATCCGAGGAGAAAAAGTGATGGAAAATGAAATCTTGAACAGTCTGTTAAAAAGACCGGGACTGGATGCTCAGGTGGAATTACTGGAAGATATGATCCGGGACAGTATGGATGAGATAAGAGCATTGTTAAATTACGAAAAAGAGGAGCCGCTCCCAGAAGGAGTTGCTCCAATCGTAAAAGAACTGACACTGATTCGCTTCAACAGGGACGGAACGGAAGGGATTCAGAGCGAATCCCAAAGTTCCGGTGGAAGCACAACTTATTCAGATGAATTGCCGGATCGAATTAAAAGGATATTGCGAAAATACCGGAGACTGCCGAGGTGATGGAATGTCGATCAACAGAGATATGAAAGAGTGCCGGCTGATAAAAGAGGTCTTTACAAGAACAACGTCAGGTGTACAGCGGAGAGATTGGAAGGTTTCGGGAACGATACAGGCTGCTATATACAAAAAGAATGAATCGAAAATGTATGGGTCAGAAGTCTATCTTCAGGCTACGCATACCGGAGTGACGAGAAGTCGGAACGTCAAAGCAGGTGACCGACTGGAATCAGACGGTGTGATGTACTTGATTGAAGACTGTAACCCGGACAGCAGGTTGACGAACCTGATATTGAAGGTGATCGAAAATGGCTGATAACAGCGAGTTTTTAAAAAGTATGAGTGATGCTACGCTTAAAACTGTAAATGATATGGAAAAGAAGGTTAAAAGAGCGTGTATGGTTGTTGAGAATCAGGCAAAACAGGATTGTCCTGTTGATCTTGGAATCCTGAGGGCATCCATTACCAGCGAGGTGGAAACTACGGCAGAATCTATCGTTGGAAGAATTGGATCCAACGAAGAATATGCACCATATGTACATAATGGTACGGGAATCTATGCCGTGGAAGGCGGCAGAAAGACTCCGTGGAAATATCAGGCACGGGCAGGAAAATATAAAGGATGGCATATCACAAAAGGGCAGAGACCACAGCCATTTCTTTCTTATGCTCTGCTTTTTAATATGGATAAAATTAAAAAGATATTGGGGGCATGATGAGAATTGATTGAAATTGCTATCAAGGGATACATAGAAAAAGAAATCCATGAACTGGCAGGGAGATTGTATCCATTACATACTACGGACCTCTCGAAATTGAACGTAGTGTATACCTATACACCGATATCCGGTGGACATCTTAGCCAGACACAGTTGGAACTTAAGGTTATTGACAAAGATTATGACGAGTGCAAGAGGGTTGAGAAAGAGCTGCTTGCCCTGCTGGATATGGAAGAGGATGAATCGTATGTGGTAACAGGTGGATATAAGTTCCACTCAGAACTGAGTGGAGGTGGTACTTTATTTAACGAAGGGTGTCAAAGATATGAGAATACCCTGTATTTTATATTGAAATGGAGGAAGACAAATGTTATTTGAAGCAGAAGCGAAAGATATTTTGATCGGTGCATGTGATGTATTCATGTATCCATTTACAGGAACGGAAATTCCGGAAGATGCTGTGATTGAGACAGCAGAGCATAGTGTGGGACATTGTTCCAGTGGTTTTACTATTGATTATAAACCGACAAAATATGAGGTGACGAATCATCATGGATCAACAGTAAAATCTTATGTGACCAAGGAAGAGATTTCAGCAAAGACAGGAATTATGAGTTGGGATCTTGAGCGGCTGACATTACTTTCTACTGCTGAGTATACAGTTGAAAAGGAAAAGAAAAAGAAGAAACTGCTGTTTACTGGAAATGGGAAAGCTTTAAAAACAGTACTTGTACGTGCAGTACATGTAAAAGATAATGGGAAAAAACTGAGGTTTACAATGCTAGGTCAGGGAGGATCAGGTTTTTCTCTTGCTTTTGAAAATAAGGAAGTAACGGTGGATGCAGAACTTGCGGCTATCAAAAAGGTGGACGGTTTCCTCGCAAGCATCGAGGAAGAACTGACCGAGGAAGAAGCTGCAGCGATCAACGTAGTATAGGGGGATATCATGCTAGATTTAGACAGATATGTGAATAATTCGATCGAGGTAAAAATTGCCGGGGAAATTTATGACATCCTCGAGCCGACTCTTGCTGTGAATATGGAAGTAAACAGGATTGAAGAAGATCTTACAGAAGAGAATCTTTTTGAAAAAAGAGTAGATGTGGCAAAGCTTTTTCTTGATCATAACCGGCAGGGAAAGATTTTTTCAAAGAAAGAGATCACTGCAATTCCATTCGAGGGAATTACACAGCTTTTGGCAGAGATTTCTACCATGAGAACAAAGGCAGAGAATGACCCAAACTAAAAATCCCGATCCCTGACGGTAAAATTGGAGAGGCAATCTGTGAAAAATATTTTGCCACAGAGGATTGGGAAGTGGATTTCGCACAAAAAACTTCGGTACTGAAAAGGATCAGTGATTATACAGGATTAAATTTCCGGCAGGTACTTGACCTGCCGTATTCTTACTTTCTTCTTTTGAATCGAGATAGTTGGCTTTACAGTTATCAGAGCTCGGAAAAAGGAATGAAGATTTTAAAGAATCTGTGGAGAGTGCAGCAAACTCAGTCAGATGATGCGGCAGTATCGGAGTTAAAAGAAAGGATGGTGCACAGATGACGGGCGGAATTAAACTCGCACCGCTTATGACAGAGATTAAAGTCAATATTGATGGATTTAAGAATGATATGCAAAAAGCGGCTACAGCAGGAGTAAAAGAAGCAGACAGGATCAGTGAGAAACTTTCATCTGTGACAAAGGCAGGAGAAAAGCTTTCGAAGGTTGGTACCGCCATGACGGCAGGATTGACTGTTCCACTGATCAGTGCAGGAACGGCAGCTACAAAAATGGCGGTGGATTATGAGAGCAGCTTTGCAAAAGTTAGTACACTGTTGGACGCAAATGTGGTTAATTATCAGGAATATAAGAATCAGCTTTTAGATGCCAGTAGTGAGAGTAAAATTGCGATTGATGAGTTTTCGGAAGCAGTTTACAGCTCCATTTCTGCCGGAGTGGATCAGACGAAAGCGATTAGTTTTACAACAGATGCCATGAAGCTGGCAAAAGGTGGATTTACAGATGGAGCAAAAGCGGTGGATGTCCTTACTACAGCTATTAATGGATATAATTTGAAATCCAGTGATGCAACAAGGATTTCCGATCTGTTGATCACAACGCAGAATCTTGGAAAAACAACGGTTGATGAGCTGGCATCATCTATGGGTACGGTGATCCCCGTTGCAAGTTCCGTGAATTTTAATATCAATGAATTGTCTGCATCTTATGCCCAGTTGACAAAAAATGGTATTGCTACAGCTGAATCAGGTACTTATCTAAAAGCAATGCTTTCAGAACTTGGAAAAAGTGGGAGTATTACAGATGGAACTTTAAGGGAACTTACAGGAAAAGGATTTGCACAGTTAAAGGCAGAAGGAGTAAGCACCACAAAGATCCTGCAGATGATCAGTGATGAAGCTGGTAAGAATGGAAAGACTCTGAAAGATATGTTCAGTTCCGTAGAGGCGGGATCCGCAGCATTGGTTCTTGCAAAAGGAAGCGGAGCTGAATATAACGAAATGCTTCAGGGAATGCAGAAAAGTGCTGGAGCTACACAGGAAGCTTTTGACAAAATGGATGCGACACCTGCAGAACAGTTGAATGGTGCGATCAATAAATTAAAGAATGATGCTATAAAGTTTGGTGCTGCGTTTGTGCCGGTCGTGACAAAGGTATCCGATAAGTTGGGGGAAGTTGCAGACCGATTTTCAAATCTGTCAGATGAAGAAAAAGAAAATGCAATCAAATGGGGACTTGTGTTGGCGGCAGCGGGTCCGGTCATTAAGGTTGTGGGTGGTGGAATTACGACATTTACAAAACTCGCAAGCGTGATCGGCGGTGCATCGAAAGCAGTTGGAAGTACTGGACTCACGGGGAGTATGACTGGATTGTTGGGCATTGCGGTACCCGTGGCGGTAGGGGTTGCAGCAGTAGGCACAGCGTTGTATGCAATGCGTGAAAATGCACAACTTGCAGCAAGAAAATGCACAGATGCAAGTGAGGATATGTCTCTGATGGAAAAGGTTCTTGCGAAACTGAAAGGAACAGAAACCCATACAAAAGAGGAAATGGTAGAACTTGGATATGTTTATGAGGATTTTGGAGAAAATATCAGCCCGGAATTTCAGGAGGCGGTGGAAGAATCAGCGAAAAAAGTGCAGGACTTTAATGTTTATTTAAGGGAAATAGGGTTTGATAATGTAATATCGCAGGCTGAATCTGCCGAATTTAACCGGAGAGTGAACGAGACCTGTGACGAAGCAATTAAGACGATTCAAGGGAAAAAAGAAGAGGCACAGTCGGGATTGAAAGAACTTTTTATAGCGGACGATCAGGTGATTGACGAAAGTGAACAGAAAGTACTTGATGCCTTGGCAAAATCCAGTGATAAGCAGATTGCAGAGGTAACTACATTAAAAGGTGAGATTCTTGCTATCAAGCAGAAGGCAGTGGATGAAAAAAGGGCATTGAACGATCAGGAGATTGCAGATATTGAGTCGAAGAATGCCCGCATCCGGCAGATTGAACTGGAAGCCGTTGGTGGAACGGAAGAGGAACTGCTGTATGCAAAGAATGAATTTAATGCACGGGCAAAAAATTTAGATGCAGAATCGGCTTCGGAGTTACTTCAGGAGAAGGTGAAAGTAAGAAATGATGAGATTGTAAAAATTAAAGCTTCTTATGATACAGAAATTGAATTGTTGAAATCCAAGTTAGATGAGATGAATGCAGAAGATCGGAAGGCAGCAGAGGAACAGATCAACAACCTTGAGAAAGATAAGCAGGATAAAATCAATAAGCAGGAAGAACTGTATGAAGAGTATCTTGCTATAATCAGAGAAAATAATCCAAATCTGATGGATGAACTGAATAAATTTAGCGGTGAGGTATTATCAAATGCAGATAAAGAATGTAAAGAAAGATTGGATCTTTACAGGGAGACTTATGGGGATCTGAGTCAGATACAGGAAACAGGATTATATACTATATATAATAAGGAATCCCACACATGGAATCAGGTGGCAGCGGTAGTAGACGAAGGAACTGGTGAGATTACTGCGATGTACAGCAACATGGTTGGAGCATCAGCCGGTTGGAGCGAAAGCATGGCAAAGGATGCTGAAAAAATGATTAAAAAAGCGGATGATGCAAGTGATGTGATTGCACAGCTCGTGGATGTAAATGATTATTACGTGGACAGTGCCGGAAATGTGGTTCAGGCGGCTACAGGCATTGCCAGCGAAATGGAACAGGTTACAAAAAAGACGGATGGAAGTCGGGAAGGAATTGTAAAAATCAATAATACTCCGTATAAGATTCAGGTGAATAAAGACGGGACAATCCGATCTTTGTCAGAAATAAAGGAAGCTGCAGATAATGCAGCAAAGCCGAGGACTCTTACGATAAAAGCGGAGCTTGCAGCCGGAATTAATGCAAAGGCAATGTTTGAACGTCAGCAGGCAAGTTATAATTTCAACGGAATTGATAATGTACCTTATGATGGATATCATGCGATCCTGCATAAAAATGAAAGAGTACTGACAGCAGAAGAAAACAAGGCATATAGCACTCAGCAGCCAGTAGATTACGGAACAATTCAGTCGATTATCCGAAGGGAAGTATCAAACATTGTAATTGAATTGAACGGTCGGGAGTTTGCCCGTGCAGTGCGTCAGGTCTGAGAGGTGATGAAAAATGGAGCTGTATTATGAAAACTCACGGAAAGAAAGAGTAGATCTGACAAAAGAGCCATATCTTGTAAAGGATATGGCTGAATTATTAGATTATACATGGAAATATGATACTGAGGACGAGATGATTACAGGCTTTTCAAGAGGAATCTGTACAATTCCTTTATCGGTCAATATTTATGCGGATACAGAGGAGGAATACCGGCTACGGTGTAATGAAATGTATTCGGTATTTGAATATGACATCCTGAATAATCAACGCGGGCGGTTATATTTTGATGGACAGTATATTACGTGTAATGTCATATCGAATAAAAAAGAGGACTGGGATATGGGAATCCTTTTCCGGATCCTGAATCTTCAGATTGTAACAGATCAACCAGTGTGGATTGGTGAGAATCCATATGTATTCCACAGTTATGAAGTTACATCGAAAGATAATAAAAGATATCCAGGAAAATACGGGTATCGGTATGCAAATGGTCTCAGTAATAATTTTGTGGTAAATCCGCATTTTTTTGACAGCAATTTTACATTGAGAATTTATGGACCGGTAACAAATCCACAAGTAAATATCGGTGGGAATGCATATTTGGTCAATATAGCACTGGAAGATGGAGAAAGGTTGGAAATAGATACAAGGAGTGAGACAATCTATAAAATATTAAGAAAAGGAAGTAAAGAAAATGCATTTCATTGCCGGAAAAAGGGAGTTTACTTTTTTAAAAAAATATCACCTGGAAGACAGGGGGTATCATGGAGTGGAAAATTTAATTTTGACCTGATCATTTACGAAGAAAGGAGTGAGCCACAGTGCGGGTAGGGCTTGCAAACCATTCATTTATCAGCACGAATCCAAATGGTCAGGAAAACGGGTATCTGAAAGAAATCCGGGAATTAGATATGGACTTAGGCGATACCAGTGATTTTGAATTGTCTATCAATTCGGAAAGTTGGGATGCTGAAAAATTTAGCTACGGCTGCAGGATTTTCATACCAGATACAGAGTATGGTGGAATCATAGATGATATTGAATCCAATACATCAAAAAAACGAATTATTATCCGTGGAAAGACATGGAGAGGAATGTTGATGTATAAGATAGTAGAACCACCGGAAGGACAGGATCATCTGATTTTGAACGGGGAACTGAATCAAGTGTTGGGGGATCTTGTGGGAGATCGTTTTGACGGTCTCTTTTTTGTTGCCAAAACAGATACTGGAATCACAGTGAAAAATTGGGAAGTGAGCCGTTACGTGACATTGCTTGATGCTGTTACGGCATTGCTGAGTGCTTATAAAAGCAGGCTGCAGATCCGGTATATTGAACCGGAAAATCTTGATTATGGATATGTGGAGGTAAGTGCAGTTCCAATTCGAGACTAGGAATGGATGCGGTGGCAGATATTGGACAGAAGTGCAAAGCAACGGTGATCAGTAATAATAAAATCCGGGTGTCAGATGGGGTGGTAGTGGTTGGCGGTCATGTAGCCAGGATCCCTTATGGAGAATATGAAGATTGTGAGATCGCGAACGGACAGACCGGAAAGAACAGAAATGATCTGATCGTGGCAAGATTTGAAACAACCGGATCAGGTGGTGTGGATAAAATGACTTGTAAAGTGTATCAGGGTACAGCGGGAAGTACGGCAGCAGATCCAAGGATAACGCAGGATAACATCTACCAAAATGGAAAGGTGAGAGAGTTCCCATTGTATCGTGTCCGCATCGAGGGACTGAACATCGTAGCAGTAGATCAGCTGTTCACGGTGCTGCCGTCAATGGCTACGATAAATAAAGATTTAGCCGATACATCCGATAAAATAGCCGTGAAATCGTATAAACAGGCTGATATGCATCTCCAATCGTTTTATAACGTCTCTGCTTTTTCTACATATAAAGTAGGTCGTGAGGTACATTTTAACGTATCTCTTGATCCCAAAAGTGGGACAACGCTCCTCGCAAATAAACTGTATGCTATTACTTCCGCAGCTATCGCTACAGATCTTAGACCTGCGGTACTGACACACATCCAGTGTGTTGGATGTGGACAGAGTTGGGAAAATACATGTGCTGTAATGGCATACGTTGATACAAACGGGATGATCTACTTTTCAACACCTGCAACGAGAGCCTTTTACAAATTTCACGGCATATGGATTGCGGCAAATTAGGAGGTGAGATCATGAAACTTATATACAACGATGGCACAGATCTGCAGATCCAGTCAGCATCCATCCAGGGGGATGGGACACTGCTGATCAAGACAGTATCAGCAACGGAAGAGGATCTGCGGGGAATGTTCGGGGACGAGCTGAAGACCCGGAAGATGGTTATATCAGAACGTAGCCAGACGGTCGGAGAGTACGAGGGGTATACCACTCTTGAGGGAATCACCAAGTACACAGCCGGTATTATAGGCATTATTCTGTCGAGGCCGGGTGAAACAGTGGCAGAAAAGATGGACGCACTGATCCGGGAGAATGCAGATTTAAAAGAACAGGTGGAGATGTTGAAAGGATGCATCTTGGAGATGTCTGAACAGGTGTATCAGTAAAATGGTAACTCTATTAACCAATATATTCATATTAATGCAAAATGCAGGAGGTAAAGAAATGATGGCAATGTTATGGGCACAGCAGATAATGATGGGAAAGAAGACATATGGACAGGTTCCACGGCTGTTAAAGGACAAGGTAAAAGAGATCCTGGAGGATTCCGGTATGACGGAGCTTGTAAAAGAGGATGAGGAAAAAGCATGAAAATCAAAGTAGTAAATCAGCGGCTCTATCTTGAGCCGCCTGAGACAGCAGAGGGAACAAGGGAGTATCTGAAAGCAGAGTTCAGCTTCTCAGAGGAATGGGATGGAATGACGAAGACGGCTTTCTTCCGGGGAGCAGGTAATACCTATTCACAGCTGTTGAAAGATGATGCTTGTACCGTGCCAACAGAGGCTCTTGCCGCACCTGGTTGGGTCGGGGTATCCGTGTCTGGGACATTGGGTGAGACGGTTATCACGACCGATATCAAGAGTTTTTCACTGCCGGCAACCTTAAGTGGTGGCACTCCCTCAGATCCTGAGCCGACAGTATGGCAGCAGATTCTTGACAAGGTGGACGAGACACAGCAGATTGCCCAGTCAGTCCGGGATGATGCGGATGCCGGAAAGTTTGCGGCTACCGCTGAGATGGTAGGTCAGGCAGTCAGCGTATATATGCAGACGGCACCGTCAACGGAAATGCACCGCAACATCTTCCGGGAAAAATCCTTGGGCGAGTCGATCACAGCAGAACAGCTGGCTGCAATTCGAGATGGAAGCTTCAAGGATTTGTATATTGGTGATTACTGGGAGATAAATGGAGTGAAATATCGGATAGCAGACGTAAATTACTGGAAAAATGTAGGTTATCCGGAATCAGAAAAAGTACAAAAACCCCATATATTAATAGTCCCGGATACTGTGTTAGGGAGCGGACAGATGCATACAAGCAACAGTACGTACGGTGGTTATAGAAATTCGGAAATGAAATCGACTCGATTGAATAATATAGCGAAAACATTGCCGGATACATTTAAAAGTTTATTGCTAACTCATAGAATGTTTTCCGATGGAGCTTGGATAAATGCGTCCGTGGATCTCATGAGTGAAGTAATGGTGCATGGAACTTATATTTGCACTGACAATAGTAATAAGCAGACATCCGATACACAACAGTTAGCACTGTTCCGGCTTGCTCCTGAATTGAAGACTATTGGTGTAAACTATTGGTTGCGGAATGTAGCAGGATCACAGACATACACCTTGATATCGCAATACGGCGATGCTAGCAGTGATATGGCTACAAGCACTTATGGGGTTCGCCCGGTGTTTGCAGTAGGATGACAAGCACGCATTTATAGCCTGTGAAAGGAGGTGAGAAAGATGGATGACGTAATTACAAGGGCGGAACACGAAGAGTTCAAGAAGCGGATCGAAGACGAGAACCATCGTCAGAACAAGAGGATTGAAGTGTTGGAGAAGATTACACAGCAGATCAATTCGCTTACTGTGTCGGTCGAGAAGCTGGCACAGAGCATTGAGCTTATGGTAGGCGAGCAGAAGCAGCAGGGGAAACGCTTGGAAACATTAGAAAGTCGAGATGGAGATATGTGGAGAACAGCTGTAAAATACGTCCTTACAACTGTCCTCGGTCTTGTTCTTGGTGCAGTGGCAATGAAATTTGGATTGAAATAAAGGAGACTAACTATGAACATTGAAATATTAATGCAGTATATGAGTTACATATTGACAGGAATTGGAGTGCTGGCTTTCTTGGTCAGCGTGATCGTACAGGCAATCAAGGAGATGCCGGCACTGAAAAAAGTGCAGACGAATGTTGTGGCACTGATCACATCACTGATCCTGACACCAGTAGCAGTAATCGTCTTGTGTACCTATTATCAGATAGTAATTGAGTGGTATTACATTTTTGCATCATTCGTTGCCGCTTTTATAGTTTACCTGGTCAGTACAGGTGGCTGGGAACGCGTGACAGAAATGTGGAATCGGAATACATATAAGAAAAAATGGAATTGCACCAGTGCAAGAAAGGAGAATATCATGACAGAACAGACGGTAAAAGAAATTATTAAGAGTTTCGCTTACGGACTCTCCGCAAAGGAAATCTCAGACAATGAGGGAACATCACTGGAAACTATGGAGAAATTCGCAGAGGAACACGCTGCGGAGATCGAGCAGAAGAAAGCAGAACTGAAAGAAGGTGGATGGTGTGAGTAAACTTATCATTGATGTATCTTACCACAACGGAGTCATTAACTGGGAAAGAGTCAAGGCATCAGGTTGTGCCGGAGCTATCCTTAGATGTGGATATGGAGATGATATCGCATCACAGGACGATAAACAGTGGGTAAGAAACCTTGCAGAATGTGAAAGACTTGGAATTCCGGCAGGAGTCTATCTGTACAGCTACGCTACTTGTGACAGACAGGCACGGAGCGAACTTGCTCACATCTTGAGATTGATTAAGGGTCATACCTTCCAGTTACCTATTTTTCTTGATGTGGAAGAGCCGGGAACACAGGGATACGCACCGAAAGCGTGTGAGATTGTCTGTGAAGGACTTAAAGCAGCTGGATATACTCCGGGAATCTACGCTTCACTGAGTTGGTTCAACAACTATCTTGGTAACGTTCGTGGAAAGTATGTTGAGTGGATGGCAAGATACAAGAATCTTCCGGAAGATACATACAAGGGTCAGTATGCAATTTGGCAGTATTCTTCTGGCGGCCAGGTAGATGGAATTAGTGGGAGAGTTGATGTCAATTATTGCTACATGGAGTTTGGTGGAACTGTTCAGCCTGTTACACCGTCAGCACCATCTAAGCCGGTAGAAAAGAAAGACTTAGGACAGGTCGATATTACATATCAGGCTTACACAACTAAGTGGTGGGATCCAGTAACGAACAAAGCGGATTGGGCTGGAAAAGGTGATGATGTCCCGATCAAGTGGCTTGCTATCAAGGTCAGCAAGGGCAGTATCCGGGCACGTGTCTATACGCAGGCTAATGGTTGGTTGCCATATCTTACATTCGGCAACAGCTATGATCTGAATGACAAGAAGAATGGAATCCTCGGAGACGGTTCAGAGATTCTTGCAGTTGAACTGTACTACATACAGAGTGTCAGTGCAGAATAACAAAAACTTCTACGCAGATCAGGTCGATACACTGAAAGCAAGTGGCATGGACGGATTCGCCGGAGACAAATACAGATTCATTGACAAGTTCCAGGCTTGGATTGAGTAAAAATATGCCCCGGAGCATTTGACTCTGGGGCGTAAATATTGTATCATGTGAGGGGGCAAAAAGGGGGCAGAACATTGTACTTTGTTGTACGGTTTCGGTGCTGAAAATGCCTTAAAGTGCGATGTTTCGCAGTAGTTTGTACCTATTTATATATACAGGTACTCCCCTAGACAGCTTTGAACTTAATCCCCGGAAGTGCCTGAAAATGCGGTGTTTCCGGGGATTTTTCTTGCTCAAAATCACAATCCGTAGGAAATCCGTAGGTTACTTTGCAAGAAGCTGAATCTCTTTTATCTTACTATTTTCCTGCTCTTGCTTTTTCTTCGTGATGTGTAGGTAGATTTCTTTTGTGATTTTGCTGTCAGCGTGACCGAGCCTGCGTGAGATTGTATCCACATCAACTTCCTGTTCCAGTAGCAGAGATGCGTGATTGTGAATACTGTCATAATCAGAATTATGGAGTATAGCGTATGTAAAGTAAAAGGCAATGGATCAGAAATGGTTCATTGCCCTTT